GCATGTATTTGAGCACCTTCTGTAGTCATATCAGTGCCATCAGCAGCTTGCCAAGTTATTCTACCTAACTGGTCATTGTCAGCTAAAATTGTAAACGAATCTTGAGATGTTCCTCTTGAATGGCTTAGAACAATTACTGACCCACCTGGTGAAGCCCTATAAGAGTTTGCCTCTTGAATGGCAGAATTGCCTTCTTTAACTACGATAAATTGCCCAGTAGCTACAGCAGTAGGGTCAGCACCAATACCAACTCTATCATTACCACCATTAACAATCAGCATATTAGCATTGCCGCTACTCTCGACTCGGAAGTCTACGTCTGCACCACCTTCGTTAAAGACTATTGCTGCGGTATTAAGGTCTAAAGCTCTGACTCCTCCTACAAAGAATGTCTGTACGTCAGTGCCAAAATCTAGGGAGGTATTTGCGTCTCCTAGGTGAACTAGTCCACCAGAGGTTGATAAAGTGCCATCAACTGTTGAGGCTGCATTAGCAGCAAACCCACCATTAAAGACAGTCGCAGCCGTGGTGGTCAGGACGCCTGTTACTAGGGCAGTGCCATCAATTACAGCGTTGCCAGTAACATCAAAGTTTGCTCCAACATTAAGATCAGCAGAAAGAGTAATATCGCCATCTGAGGCAATAGTAATAGCACCTACAGTGCTAGCAGAGCCAATAGTCTTACCATCACCAATGATTATATCGTCAGTAAAGGTGGCAATGCCTGTAACGGCAAGAGTTTCACCGACAAACAACTTCTTAGCTACACCAACACCACCGTCAATAATCAAAGCACCTGAAGTTGAGCTAGTTGAATCAGTAGTGAGATTTAAGTTAACAACATCGCTTGTATTAAGAGTTGTTACAGTTGCAGCGGCAGCAGCCCCCGACCCAAGAATACCGTCTAATGTACCAGTAAATCCAGTGGCTGTTATTTGATCGGTTGCAGTGATCGCATCAACAAACAAGTTAGCCCAACGAGCACCAGTTGTACCAAGATCGTCAGTGCTGTCTGTGTCAGAAACAATATTTGAACCACTTGTAATTCCACCAGTTGCTACTTGTGTCGCTGTGGTAGTTAAAACGCCTGTAACGAGGGCAGTCTCATCAATTACAACAGCACCAGTTACGTCTAAGTCATCACCAACAAATAAGTCAGCAGCAACACCTAATCCACCGCCAATTTTTACTGCACCAGTAGTAGAACTGCTTGAAGCTGTTGTTGAAGTCAAAGTTAAATCACCTGCTGACGAAAGCGTCATCTTAGTAGCAGCAGCTTCTGAAGCACCAGTCATAAACGCTAAACTCGTGGCATTGCTAGACGAACTAAAGTCACCTTCTGATATAGCCTGAATTGCAGCAGATACTAAAAGAGCGTCTGTGCCTTCACCCTCATTTGGAGCTTGAAAGTTTATTTTACCTAATACATCGTTCGCTTGAATGTCTGCTTCCGCTGTCTGTAAAAACAACTGTGCCGTGCTATTATCACCTGTTGCTGCATTTTTAATGGAAAGTGTTGTGCCGACTTCTAGACCAACCAAAGCGTCTACAACTGATGCACCTGACCCTGTACCGTTTGCATAAACCATTTTCGTTACACCTGAAGCAAGAATAACATTTGCACCACTGCCTTGCGTCAGCGTCATTACATGACTTGTTGAGTTTTCAATTATCCAGAGTTTCTTTACTGTATTTGGCCCAAGGGTAATTGTGGCAGCCTGATCTCCACCAGTCAGTTTAACATAAAGACTAATTGCTTCGTTATTTGTCTCTGTTCCGTTTGGAATAATTAAATCATCAGCATTAGCGTTAGCCACTGTAAATGATTGGAATCCTAAAGCATCAGCGATTAAGGTTAGGTTCGTGTTTGTGGTAGTGCCCCACGTTCCACTTCCATCTCCTGTAGCAAGTTCATCCAAGCGTAAATTATTGTCATAACTGCTTGCCATATTAATCTATCCTTATTATTGCGTTACTGGCACTATTGGCAGGCAGCACTATTCGAAAAGTCCCCCCAACCACTGCAAAATCACCACCAAAATCTAAAACTGCAATTGCACCTCTAGCATTCGATGAAGCATCCCCCAAGGTTTTGTTGTAAATCAAAGCCCCTCTTGCTGTAAATGTTGCCGAAGTAAACGATGGGTCTGCACAATCAAATACCCCACTGGTACTATTTTCTTCCACTGTTTTACTCGCCAGTGCAATACCACCAGTCGTGTAACCGTTACCGTTTGCGACTTCATTAGATGTTATGTAGCCGTCTGTTGTTGCATTCAGCGTTGCTGAACTTGTATACAATGCAATATGAAGCGTGTCAGTGTCTAAGTGATGATCACCTAACAACACGTCCTTCTTAAATAATGTACACATCGCCTGTGTTAAAGCCATTTAAATACCTCCTTCGTATTCTGCTGCATAGTTTCTTTGCATTTCTTGAACAAATAATTGTGAAGCTTCATCAAATTGCGTTTTATATAGTGATAGCGTATCTGCTGCCTTTAGGAAAGCAGAAGTTTCATAAAGTGCTGCTGCCAGTAAAACTGCAGGAGCATTGGTGTCGATCCAAGTAGTTGCATTGCTTGAGCTTAATCCAGTTTCTGGAGCAATAAAGTCAACTTGGTAAGCAAGAGTCGCAGATGGCGTAGGAGCAAGAGTTATTACTGTTCCTGCAGTTGTTGCGTTTTTCGTGCTATACATTATCGACTGGCCAGTCGTTGCTGACTTAGGCCAATAATCTCTTAAATAAGAATCTACTCTGTGATTTAAATAAATAACATTGCCGTTTGAATCAGTTACAGAGACTTGTCTTATCATTCTGGCTAATGCGACAGTGTAATCAAAAGTTCCAACAACTAAGTTGGCTGTTGTTACTTTTCTAAAACAAGGGAGATTAGGCAACCTTTGAAATACCATTTCTTCAGCTTGAGTAATAATTTCATCAATAGAAGCTGTTAATTCTGTTGAATCATCTTCTAGAAAATTCTGTATATTTGCTTTTAATGTTGTGTAGCTCATTTAATTACCCCAAGTTCCTGAACCCCAAGTTCCAAATCCCCAAACAGGGATATCAACAACTTCATTACCAACAGCACCAGTGCCTGCAACTCCTGTTTCATTAAGTGAAATCTCAGTAGCTTCAATTCCAACAGATCCTGCACCTGCTGTTCCTGCATTTCCAGTGACCTCCAAGAACCCAAGTTCTGTACCAACAGCACCAGTACCTCCTGCAGCACTCGCAACAACTTCACCAAGCTCAATAATCGAACTAGAGCCAACAGCACCAGTACCAGATGTACCTGAAACTTCTGGAAATCTTTCAAGATCATCTACATCAATCGTGCCTTGAGATCCATGACCAGGACAACCAATAGGTGGTCTTTCTTGAACTGGTAAAAAAGGATCAAAGGTGTGGGCAAGATAAATAACAACATCTTCACGGTCTTGACCACCAGATCTTGGCTTAAAAAGAAGCTCCGCATCAATTATATTCTTAGCAGGAGTAAGTTGTGGATGTTTTGGTTCCCACTCGTCAGCAGCGACACGCAAACCATCCCAAGTGGTCTTTAGTTGAGTATAGCGTACTCTCTGACCTCCCCTGTCGCTTATTGCGTATGATTTTTTGCCTTTTGCGTATTTTGCCATTATGCCAAATTCAATGCTGTTGGTTGTATTCGTAAACTTACACCATCACTATCTGTAGATGCTGCAAAGTTAAAAGCCCTTTCGTACAATTCGTTTAATAACTGAAATCTATCTGGAGCATATTTTATTGCAAGTTTTGCTGCTAACCCTGCTGATATGCAATCAGACCACCGATAAGGAACGTCTGTGTCCTGATTAGAAGCTGTAATATCATCAAGTTGATTTACTGCCCAGTAAACCATACTGTATGTGCTTGTGTTTGGAACATTCCAAAAATAAATAACAGGAGTGTACTGCTTATCTAGCATAAACTGGCTAGGTTTTCCTGCCGTAGTTTTGTTTGGTATCTGATTGTATTCAGCAATTGTCACTCTATTAATAGTCTGGTCTGTTGAGTTCTCTCTAATTACAGCATCAATAATGTCTATTGTTCCTGCTGGAAGTTCATAAGCTGTTGTACCATTTACAAGAGTAAGAGTTCTCTGGGTAACAGCCCAGTAATTTATTCCTCTATTGGCAAATTCAGAGAATAGTAAATTTAAACTCCTTCTTGCAGAAACAGCTTGATCACCTGTACGAGTTTGCGGATCTATTCCACATCTCTCATAACTTTCAGTTATTATTTCTTCAACGTCTGGTCTAAATGCTACTGTTCCTGAAAGTGCCATTAATTTACCTTATGCAAAAAAGACGTTCGCTAATACAACTGTGGCAACTGTATACCCAACAGCCAATCCACTCTTAAACAACATACCTTCGTCTGGGATAGTATTATCTACAGTCGAGTTGTCTGTCCCGATTGTCTGAGCTTTGAATAAAACCGTATCCGACTCTGGAGTGCCGTTGTAGAAGTCAACTAGACCTGCTGTTCCAGCAGAGACAATTGAATACCCTTTTAATCTAGTTCTACCACCGCCACCAACTGCACTCGCACACAAACTACCCGAACCCACAGTAATGTTAGCTGCAAATTGTGCTGAACTTGTTACGGAGGTAACCGTTAAAAACAACTTTGCTCCTGCCACAGCTTCGGCAGAGCCTGTTGAAGTAATAACCTCCGACAGAGCATTACCAAAAACATCTGTGCCTACGATTGTATTTGTTTTTGCGTTATCTCCAGTCCCTGCCGTAGTGACAGTTACATTTCGAGCACCACCACCCAAAAAGGTAGTTGCTGCCATTGTTGCTGATGTATTCGGTCTAGCTGCTGTAACAAGCCGATCTGGATCAGCTGCATTCTCATCAGCTATAAACTTGACTTGTACGTCTGTTTGTACACCCATATTAATCTCCTATAAAATATAGGTGGGGCGTTAACCCCACCAAATTAAACATTAGGCTGCGAAAACAAACGTGCCTGTAGTAGCTGCTCCAAGACCTTGAAGATTGTACGAAACATTCCACAAACCTGCTGTGGTGCAAGTAAAATAGATGTAAGAACCAATGCTCATTAAATTTGTTGTTGCGTTAGCAGGAGTGAACTTTAACAGAGTTTCTCCTGCGGTAGAGGCATCAAACGTGACCGCAGCACTTGTACGACTCTCCATAATACTACCTGTTTCATAAGCATCGCTACCTGCACAATCAAAACTAAGGAAAGCAGTTCCCCCCGTAGTGTCTACCGACTGAGCGTGAATACACACAACGCCAACTGTCGCAGCAGGAAGAGTAGTAATCTGTTGTGCTCCTCCAGTGAATGGATTGATGTTAATTCCTGCAACATAAGAAACAGTGCCAGATGTGGCTTTTGCCGTTACAGTAAGTCCACCTAAAGTGGGCATCCCACCTGAAAATACAGAACCTACAACTGTTAAGTTTCCTCCAATAGTAGCGTCGTTTGAATAAGTTGAATTTGTTGTTACAGCACCTGTAGTGGCATTCTTTGTAATATCCAGAAAGCCGTTTTCAGATCGGACTGCACCGTTAAAAGTTGAAGTACCCATATGTATCTCCTCGTCTGGGGTTAAGTCAGTTGCACCATGCAACTGTCGGGGAATAGTTTCTTATACTATAGTTTAAAACAAAAAGAAAGGGGCGAATAAATCGCCCCCTTCAATAAATCGAACAAATGTTTGATTTGTTTACGCTGCTCCGGGCGAACCGAATACACAACGAGGATCTGAAAAGCCAAAAGAATATCTTTCTCTAGCTTTAAATCTCATGTTTCCAGTATCAAAATCTGCTTCCATATTGGTTGCAAGAGCGGAACGCTCAAACAATTTAAACCCATTTGGAGAGTCTGTTTTAATAAAGAAAGCGTCTGTATCTGTTAAGAAGTGATTAACAGTATATCCATCTGGAACCATTCCCATGTTCCGATTTGCGTTGATATCGTTATCAGCGGTTCCGGGACGTAGAGTTGATTCAAGAAGACGATCAGCAATAAACTGAAGCTGTGGTGGCACAATAAGCTTCATGCCTCGTAAGGCAATAATCATATTACGCTCATCAACGAATGTTGATATACTTATCAAAGCATCTTCAAGAGATGTTTCGTTAAGGTCAGCAGCAGTTGACGGCTCGTTAGAGAAAGTTCCACCACCGTTTAGTGGGTGAACAGCCGAACAAAGTTCAACGC